TGGTATTTTGTCAGATCAATCTGCACCATCATTAGTAATTGATTTAACTAACATAACCCGAGGTATCAAGATTAATCGGGGTAGAAACATTGGGCGAGATACCTACGAGGCTGGAACTTGCAGCGTCCGCATCTATGACCAAAACGGTAGATTTAATCCACAAAATACCGGTTCCGATTTGTATGGTTATTTAACACCATTAAGAAAACTTAGAATCTCTGCTGAGTACAATGGGTTAGATTATTACCTGTTTAGTGGATATACAACTGATTACGTCTACACCTACGATCAGGCAGAAAATGTATCGTATGTAGACATTAATGCTTCAGATGCTTTTAGATTGTTTGCAATGGCTACGGTAAGCACAATTACAGGTCAAGCGGCTGGACAGGATACCGGAACAAGAACTGCCAAGATATTAGACACCGTATCATTCCCTAACTCAATGCGTAGTTTGGATACTGGCAACTCATTAACTCAGGCTGACCCAGCAACAAACAGAACCGCACTCGCAGCACTTATCAACGCAGAAACTTCAGAACAAGGTGCTTTCTTTATTTCACCTGAAGGCAACGCTATATTTAAGAACAGAACAAACACAATATCCTCAGCCGGTGGCACACCTATTGCATTTAACCAGACCGGTGGTATCCCATATAAGAATTTAGTCTTTGCTTTTGATGATAAATTGATTGTTAACAATTGTTCAGTTACTCGCATTGGTGGTAGCACGCAAACCTATATCGATGCAGATTCGGTTGCAACCTACTTTCCTCATTCGGTTTCCTTTAATGATTTAGTTGTGCAGACAGACTCAGAGGCAGCCAATATTGCCGCCATTTATGTTGCCACACGCAGCACAACTACTATAAGAATTGACCGCATGACAATTGACCTTTATGACCCCCTAGTCCCTAATGACGTAATATTAGGCTTAGATTATTTTGACAATGTTCTCATTTCCAACATACAACCCGATTCCTCAGTAATCACTAAAAACTTACAGATTCAGGGAGTATCTTGGGATATAACGCCGAACGCATGGGTAGGCACATTTACCACTTTGGAACCCATAACAGATGGGTTTATCGTCGGAGATAGCACGTATGGGGTAATTGGCGAGGATATTCTCACATACTGAGATATAATTAGAGACTACTAAGGAGATACACAAATGGCAACAGGCTTTCCAGCGGCAACCGGCGACGTTTTGTCCGCAGCAATGTACAACGGTTTAACCTCATTTACAGTAGGTACAGCCAATACCGCCGATTACACAGCGGTATCAGCAGACCAATTTCAGGTTTTAGAGATCATGAACAAGGCAACAGCGATTGCCTTTAAGATTCCTACTAATGCTTCAGTTGCATTTCCAATTGGTACTGCTCTAACTGTCTTAAATATTGGTGTAGGAGTTTGCACAATTAGCGCAGTTACTTCAGGAACAACAACAATTCTTTCAGGCGGTGCAGTTCCAGCAGCACCAACTTTGGCTCAGTACAAATCAGCGGTTTGCATTAAGACCGGAACCGATACTTGGTATGTGGTAGGCGGAATTGCTTAACATAATTGCTGGCACTTTAAGTAGCGGGGCAGTACCCGCCGCACCTAACTCTTACGAATCTATTGCAACAGTAACAGTAGGTTCAGGCGGTAGTAGCACTATTTCATTTACTTCTATACCTGCTACCTTTACGCATTTACAAATTAGATCTTTTTCAAGGATTTCTTCAGGGGGCAATAACGGACTTCTTACTTTTAATTCAGATACTGGCGCAAATTACGCAACACATCTTCTTTACGGAAGTGGCGCTAGTGCCGCAGCACTTTCATTTATTAATGATAATTATATTTACGGCTCTAGAGTAAGTACTGCAACAAGCACTTATGGTGTTGGAGTTATAGATATATTAGATTATGCTAATACTAATAAGTTTAAGACAGTTAGACTATTAACTGGAAATGATGATAATGGTAGTGGCTTAATTTCTTTAAACTCAGGTTTATGGCGTAGTACGAGTGCAATCACAAGCATAACCTATACCGCTCAATCTGGTAGTACTTTTGCACAATACACTCAATTCGCCCTATACGGAATTAAGGGAGTATAACAATGGCCGCAGGTCCAACATACGAACCAATAGCAACTACTACTTTAGGTAGTGCGCAAGCAGATGTCACATTAAGTGCAATTAGTGGCAGTTACACAGACTTAGTTATTGTTGCAAACATAATTAGAACTGCCAGTTCAGACTTAGAATTTCAATTAAATGGCGATACTGGTAATAATTACTCAACAACTTTTTTATTCGGTGATGGTTCAAGTGCTGGTTCAGTTAGAACAACAAGTGATAACGCTGGTAATGCTGGATTTTCTAACTCAACTAATATATCAACTATGATAATGCAATTACAAAACTACTCTAACACAACAACCAATAAAACTATATTGGTTCGCAATTCCCCTGCCAATAACTCTGTATCTGCCCTAGTTACTCTTTATCGCTCAACCTCTGCCATAACTTCAATAAAGTTTATTCCAACTGCAGGCAACATTAACACAGGCACAACTTTTACAATCTACGGAATAGCGGCGGCATAATGGCTAATACATATACTTTAATAGCGAGTTCAACTGTTGGTAGTGGTGGTGCGGCTAACATAGAGTTCACTTCTATACCTGCTACATATACAGATTTGAATTGTGTTTTTTCTATTAGGGGAACTCAAGCACAAATTTATCAACAAATCCAAATTACCTTTAATGGTTCATCTAGCGGTTATAGTCAGCAAAATCTGTATGGAGATGGAGCGGCTGCTTATTCAAGCGCATTATCGGGAAGTTTTTTTTACTCTGATGGCGTAGGTGCTAGTGCTACGGCTTCAACTTTTGGAAATGGCGCAATTTACATTCCCAATTACGCTGGAAGCAATAACAAATCGGCAAGTTTAGATGCTATCACAGAAAATAACGCTACTACTGCTTACACAGAACTTTACGCTTTGCTTTGGTCTAACACAGCCGCAATAACTTCATTAAAAATTGCCGCTGGTAGTGGAACGCTTTCACAATACTCAACCGCTTACCTATACGGAATATCAAAATCATAAGGAGAAACAATGCCAACTAAACTAATAATCAACTGTGAAACAGGAGAGCAAACTGAGGTGGAACTAACTGCCAAGGAAATCGCTCAAAGAGAAGCAGACGCTAAAGCGTATGAGGCTGACAAAGTTGCTAAAGATGCTGCCGATGCTGCTAAAGCAGAGGCGAGGGCAGAACTGTTGGCACGTCTTGGCTTGACCGCCGAGGAAGCGGCTTTACTAATTTCCTAATGAAACCTTGGTTGTCAAAGGCTGCGGCTCAACTACGTGAACAAATAGATGATTCATACCCAGATCGCCAGCGTAAAAGTGATGGATGGGTTGCTGACTATAATCATCAACGCAGAGGTAAAAGCGATCACATCCCAGACCCAAAAGCCAATTTTGTTGTTAGAGCAATTGACGTGGACGCTCGCCTTTCTGACGACAAAAGAACTTCAGCATATTTGGCAGATCAAATTCGACTCTACGCTAAACGTGAAGGACGTATTCATTATGTGATTCACTTGGGAATGATTGCTTCGCCAATCATGAACTATAAGTGGAGACGATACAGAGGATACAACTTACACAACCACCACATCCATATTTCATTCCGTAAAGATCAAGACAACAATTCAAAATTTTTTTCAATACCACTACTAGGGGGAACCAATGAACAGTAAGTTATTAGCAGCAATTAATTCATACGGACGTAGCGCATTTGTTTGTTTAGCAACTGTATACGTTACCAATCCTTCAGGTTCCTTTGATGATATTTGGAAAGCGTTTCTAGTTGCTTTTGTAGCACCTATTCTACGTGCCTTAAATCCAGACGATTCAGCCTTCGGTATCGGTAGCAAAGAGTAATGACAGCCCTTGAGTGGGCTGGCTTTGCTGCTGGAATTACCACCACATTAATTGGAATACTTGCTGGCTTTCGCTGGCTAGTGAGAGGTTGGTTGAATGAACTTTTACCAAATGGGGGAAAAAGTCTAAAAGACCAAGTGACACGCCTTGAGAAAAGACTGGATGAACTCTTTATTGTCATTAGTGAGAAGTAGACTTTAGTTATGGCTACCAAACGGAAACCAAGAAAGAAAGTCGCAAGGCGACGCCGCACCACAAAAGAACCGATCTTAGTAAAGATTGATTTTTGGGCTATCGCTGCTAAAGAGGTTTATGATGCTTGCCGTAGGGCTGGCATGGATGAGGGAACTGCACTTGCTTTTGCAATGGACAGATCATCTTATCCTGATTGGATAGTCGACCCGAAAGACCCAATCAAAAATCCTCTTGACGACTTTGATGAGGATGACGATTAGTATAAAGAGAATTGCGTTTATTAGTGACCTTCAGGCACCGTTTATAGATGAGCAAAGCGTCAAGGTCGTAGGGAAGTTTTTAAGGAAATGGAATCCTCACCGGACTATTCAAATTGGTGATGAGATCGATCTACCTCAATTAGGTGGATTCAATGCAGGAACAATAGATGAGATGGTTGGAAATCTTGATGAGGACAGAAACTTTACGCAAGAAGTACTTCAATACCTTAACGTTACCGACGTACTAGGAAGTAATCATGGAATTAGACTCTACCGATCAATCAAGAAAAGACTGCCATCTTTCCTCAACCTACCCGAACTCCAGTATGAACGTTTTATGGGGTATGATAAACTCAAGATTAAATTCCACCCCTACGGACTTGATTGGGCGCACGGCTGGACGGCAGTTCATGGAGACTCTTTCCCTCTTAGCCAAGTACCATCCCAAACGGCGTTAAATGGGGCTAGGAGGCTGGGCAAGAGCGTAGTTTGTGGTCACACCCACAGATTAGGGTTATCAGCCTTTACAGAGGCTTCCAGAGGGCAATTAGGGCGTACTGTATGGGGATTAGAGGTCGGAAATCTCGTCGATCTAGCCTCAAGCGGTATGGCGTATACAAGGGGCTACGCCAATTGGCAGCAGGGTTTCGCAGTAGCCTACGTTCAAGATCGTAAAGTGCAGGTTATACCTATACCTATCAATAACCATTCATTTATTTTTGAGGGTAAATTGTATGAGTAGGCAGACAGATTATGAGCCTAGGGATATAGACGAACAAATAGACGACTTTGATGAATTAGGGCTTTTGTAACAAAACTGTTATACAACACGCCGGCACCGATCTTGATGGTGTCGGTTAAGTCTGTCATCCTTCTCGTATCCAAGTTAACGGACTTGGTGTAAACGAAAGGTATGAGATGAAGGTTAGAGCGCAAGACTTTGAACGGTTAACAACTTGCCAAATGGAGTTTGCTGGTAATGATGGCTGGGTTGAGCAGATTAACCGATTTGATGAGGAAATTAACTGGAAGCATAAATTCATTTACTGGGTAGATACCTACGTGAGTGCTTTAGTCGCTGTCCAATACTTAGTAGATCAAAAGTTTGATTACTCAATTTCGTATGATGAGGCAACTGCTGATTGGGTAATTACTACTGACTACGCCGGTTCATGGGTGACAGTATGAAAATCAACGGAGTAACGGTTTTGTGGTTCATGATAGCCACCGGCTTACTATCTTATGCAGTTAGTTTATGGCATACAGAAATCTACAACCAAGGTTATTGGCGAGGGCGTCAGGTGGGTTGGAACATGCACCGACGCATGGTCAATATAGAGAAAGAGGTGGATGAGGTGTTTGACTATGAACAGAACTGAGGATTTATTTGACGAGGTAAGAGTTACCTTGTCGCAGAGAGGCAGCGTCTATGGTTCAAGCAGAACAAATCACGAAAGAATCTCTGAACTATGGAGTGCCTACCTTGGCGATTACATATCACCAATGCAGGTCAGTATCTGTATGCTGCTCGTCAAAGTCAGTCGTCTCACAGAGTCACCTAATCATCTCGATTCAGTTAAAGACGGAATTGGCTACCTCGCAATATACAATCAAATACTTAAAGAGTATGACACAGAATATAAAGGTGAAGTAGATGGCATTTAATATTAACGACTATGAAACGGTGGAGGTGAGACTTGGAAGGTTTATTTCTGACTATCCTGATTTTATGGTGCATACGGAGTTGCTGGAGAATACTGAAAAACGCTTTATTGTTCTTGCCAAGATTTTTAGAACATGCGTTGATAGCCAGCCGTACGCTACTGGGCTTGCTTACGAAATCATTTCGGACAGAGGTGTTAATTCTACGTCTGCGCTTGAAAATGCGGAAACGTCCGCAATTGGAAGGGCTTTGGCTAACGCCGGATACGCAGCAAAAGGAAAGCGTCCAAGTCAAACCGAAATGGCTAAGGTTATTGCAGCCGAACAAAAGCCGCTAACCTTTAAGGAGAAACTTGAGTCACGCCAGTCAACTTTACCTGCGGTAGCAGAACAAGTTGCACCGTCAGAGCCGCAGCCTGTCTCTTGGGGTATTGGTGATGCCGTCAACGCAATAAGCAATGCCAAACCAAAAGAACCAGAACCTTGCGAGCATGGACATATCCTGAAACAGGGTATATCAAAGGGTAAAGGTAAACCTTATTACGGTTATGTATGCAAAAAAGGAGTAGATACACACGCTAAATGGGCTAAGCAAACAAGTAACGGAATCTGGTACTTCGATGAAGGGTATGAAAATGGGTGAGATGGAAATGATTGACGAACATGGAGTAAAAGCCACGTTCAAAGATGATGGAGTGCATTTAGATATTGTTCCTTTATCTGAGTGTTGTGAAATGTGCAACGACCCACGAATGATTGATATGAATGGCGTTAAGGTTTGTCCTCAATGCAATAATGTCAATCACATTGATTACCCACATGTCAACCCAGTCACGTAAACATAGGGGTTACCGCACTCAAAAGGTAGTGGCTGATTACCTCAAGCAATACTACCCATACGCAGAATCTACTGGCGCAGGTCGTCAAGGGAGTGACATCCTAGGCACTCCCTTTGACGTAGAGGTTAAGGCTGTAACTAAATTTAGCCCTTTAGGCTGGATAAAGCAGATAAAAGAGCGTAAATCCGATAAACTTGCCTTCGTGGTTCTGCGTTGTAATGGTCAAGGCGAGAAAGCGGGCGATTATGTCGTGTTGCTACCTCTACAAGACTTTATGAAGGTGTTAAATGGTTGAACCGATACGCTGCACAAAATGTGGGGCATGGATGATGGAAGGTTTAACCTGTTCGATATGCCAAAAGATCAATGCCCAGAGTGCTTAAGGTATAACACCGGCACCACCCAATATAACAAAGATTACTTTCATGAATGTAAAGATTGCGGACATGAATGGAGTGAGGGTTATGGATAAGCAATTAACTGACATAGATTGGGCTTATCAAAATGCCCTTAGAGAGCAATGGCTCAAAGATCATCCAGAGGCAGCATACATAGGCTGGACTTCAATATAAATTACATAGTGTGGCATAAATCACATCTCATATAATGAGACGATAGGAGAAACCATGCGTAACCGATTTGACAAGGCGAGTACGCTTCAAGCGTGTGACGCACCTAAAAGTGCGAACGCAAGCCCCCAGAGGGGATGGCTTGCGAGTTCGCCGCTTGTAGCATTTGGGGTATGTATTGTCTTAATTGCATTAAGCCTTGAGTCAAGAAAGATTGATTCCGTTCAAGCATTAGAACCTAAAAGAATGATTACTTACAAAGAATATGCAAAACTAAAGATAGAGTCTATAGAACAATATAAATGCCTTAGTTCGTTATACGGTAAAGAGAGTGCTTGGAATAGTAAAGCAATAGGAAACTTAGATGGTACTAAGCGTGTATACGGTATACCTCAAGGTAAGAGTGAGTACTTACGTACTGCTAATGGATATGAGCAGATAGACTGGGGACTGTCATACATAGCCCATAAGTTTGGCATTGATGATGATGGTTATATCAATGCCTGTAAAGCCTATAAGCATTGGCAACTAAAGGGATGGCATTGACAAACAAAGCATTAGGTACGCAGCAATGGAAGGACTTACGCCTTAGAGTATTGGCAAGGGATGGGTACGTCTGTACCTATTGTGGTACCCACCTTGAGGGTGGCAACGCTACGGTTGACCATATAACCTCACGCAAAACAGGGGGCAGTTTGTTTGATCTAGACAACTTAACCTCAGCGTGCAAGTCGTGTAACAGCAAAAAAGGTAGCCGTTTTTTAAGCGGACGTTCTAC